GTTAATTTTCTCATATTATCATGATTTAAATAAAATGCATGATCACTGTGCCAATCATATAATTCATTTTTTACATACACTGTATATTGAACTACTTCACAATCAGTTATATCATAATTCCAATTAGCAGATTTATTTGCATATCTTATATGATTAAATAAAATCCCTTCAATAAAATGATTTCTTGGTAAAAATATATTTTTACTATTTCTTAGTTTTGGTAAATATCCAGATGCCACCACCGATTTTTCTAATTTCTTTTCTTTGTTTTCATTAATAACAAAGTTGCATATTTCAGAAGGAATTGATTTAGACCATTTCCAATATAACATAATATTAAATATTTTTAAGTATCAACTTTCCATTTGCAAAATAACATTGTTCGGTGTCTAATATTTTCACAACAGAACTTTTACCATAACTATATGCAATCATCTGTGATTCAATATTTGATTGAATTGATTTTGCATTACTTGTTCCAATTGTTGATATTATATCACCATTTGGAACATTGAGCAAGTTATAAACTACATCGTCATTATCTGGTTCATCATCAATATTATTAATTCTTATCCATATATAAACATCATCAGGAGTCACAATTGATTTGTTGATATTGTGTTCCATTATATTGTTTATAAAATATGTTTTGGATGAGGATAATATATCATTAGCATCATCCATTGTCCCAACGATAACATTTGAAATATTTGCATTTAAAAAATCATATGTTTGTTGGTCTTGTGTAACAAATGTAATAGTATTATTAGCAAAATCATTAACTATATAGAATTCTGTCATACTACTGCCCCATATACTCTACTCGTGTTTCCAGAAACCCAGCCAATTGAATGGCCATTACTTACGACAGCAGCACCACCACCAGCACCAGTATATGTAAACCACCCATCATAAGAATTGCCACCTGTAGCACCCCAGCCACCACCACCGCCAGCACCGCCACCTGTGCCACCAGTAGCTGGTGCACCGCCACCATTAGATGATCCACCACCACCACCATTACTGCTATTACCTGGAGTACAACCACCACCACCGCAGCTGCCACCACCACCACCACCTGATCCTGGAAGAATTCTACCACCACCACCTCCACCACCAGCGGCAGAGATTCCGGAACAACCATATGCTACAGTAGCAGAACCGCCTCCTCCACCACCAGCACCACCACCAGCACCACCATATGCGACTACAGAAGCTCCACAAACAGTATAAGATGATGGATTTCCACCTCCGCCAGCACCACCTAAACCACCACCACCACCGCCGCCATTAAAACCAGAACCGCCACCACCACCGCCAGCGCCACCTCCGCCACCGCCGGGGATGTAACAAGCAGCAGCACCACCACCACCACCACCTCCAGCTATAAATGCAGATCCATATGTATTGTTTATTGTGATATTAAACCCCAAATAAAGCGCAGGGCCTCCGCCACCTGCACCACCAGGAGAAACTGAGTAAGGGTTACCGTTATAGACCCCATTAGAACCACCTCCACCACCACACCCAATAATATATCCATTATTAACCAATAATAATGTATCTCCTGTCGTACCACCAGTTAAAGTTAGACCATAATTTCCTGTTGTAGTTGCATAAAGATATATACCAGCATTAACTGTAACAGTGATGTTAGATAGTCCAGCATGATAACCACTAATAGTGGAAACGTTTAGTGATGCATTTGGTACGTGTGTGGTAAATGTGTAACTCACGGTTGCTCTTTGTTGTTTTCCATAAGCAGAACTCATCGATATTGCGCCAGACGCAACACCTAATAATGCTCTGACACTAGAATCGTTTAATGATACTTGTGATGTACTACTTGCCCCAAAAGAATATTCATATTCTATGGATTGTCCTGCTACAGCACCACCCAAACTTATTGGACCAGTTGAATTTAATGTCATTCTATGCTACCTTCTTTTTGTACCATTTTTTGTCTATTTTTATTTTAGAATTCTTAACACCAGATTTACTAGCTGCTTCCATCAACTTATCATGTGCTTTTTTATCATTTCTTCTGTGTTCAATGATAGTAATCAACAAATCACATAAATATTGTTCAAATTCAATTTTTCCTTTTATATTACTTTTGGATTCATCTGGCATGTCAAAAATTGTGTAATCAAAATTAAATTTATTTCCAGATTCTTCTCCATTTACCCATTGTAATAAACCAGACCCACCGAATTCTAATACCATCCCCTTATAATCACCAGTAAGCAATTTAACTCTGGTATTAAATAAATTCAAATCCGAATATTCGTAAATGTAATCTATATTGTTTTTCATATATTTATCTCTTCATTAATAATTGCAATAGATTTTTCTCTATCTATTATCATAATACCATCACATGCAATATTCCAATCTTCACCAGTTCTTTCTGAATATGATGGAACATTAATTTGAACGTGTTTTAATATATATTCTTTATCATTCTCAAATACTCTCCACACATGATCCAAAGAACCTCTACCTTCTTGTCCTCTTGTCTTATTAAATCTTATCTGATAGTGATTCATTATATAATCTCGGGCGTTTGCATTGCACATTTTGGATCAACAAAATTCACAGAAATATTAAAGTGAATAAATCTGAATGGTTTTTTAGATGGATTTTTTGTGAATTGATGTGGTAACCAAGAATTAGTAAACATCATCATACCAGGTTCTAGATTATAGTTAATCATATTACTAGCATGGGTAGCATTATTTACATTATATTCTATCAAACCAGCATATACTTTTGCAGGTCTTGGATCATGGAAAATCACTCTTGGACCATTTTCTGGACATTCTAGAATATAGAAACCGGAAATCTGAGATCCCATTCCATGTAAATGTTGATCCATACCAGAATGTTGATGATGTTCCTGACACCAGAATTCATTCATTACAGGTTCATAATATGAATTATCATATCCTTGCATACCTAATATATTCCATGCAGTTGCTTTTATGTATTGAACTAAATCGGAAACTCTTTCATCATCAATAAAATTTTCAGACATAAGAACAGGGTATATATTGTCCAGTTTTCTTTTTTTCTTTACTTTATTAATCCCTTCCTTTGCTACTTTTCTAGCAGCATCAAGAAATTCTGGTTTCTTGATTGAATAAATCCCAGAAGCAAAGTAATATTCCTGTGTAAGAATATCTTGTTGCATTCTACATTGATCAATTTCACCAATAATCTCAGCATGATCTATCATTATAATATCCTAATTTTGACTTTTATAAAATTGTATATGTTCTACTAAATTTACTAGATGATCTTCAGTTTTCTCAATAAAAACAAGAGGTTGTTCATCATCAACTGCCATTAGAGTAACCAACTGATTAATAGGTTCTCCAATCAACTCTTCTACCATCAGGGCATATGCAGTTTCTTGAGCAAAGTAATCACCAATCATATCTTTAGTTTTGATTCTACTACTGGTCTTGAAGTCAATAATAGACAACACACCATCCCAATATGCAATCAAGTCAACTCTACCTGCCATCTCTAACTGTAGAGAGTATAATGCCTGTTCTTGATACCATACCTCACCTACATGTTCATCAATAACAGGTTTAATAGTTCTGAACATCTCTAATGCATCAGGGAAAGCACCTCTAGCATACCCATCTACATTTGCTATGTAATCTTCACATAGTTTGTGTACACGGTTACCTCTAGATGAAGCTTTAGCAGAGATTTTGTTGGCAGTTTCCTCACCAACTCTATTTCTCCATTCCATGATAGATTGTTTCTTTTTAGCACCGATAACGGTAGTGACAGAAGGTAAACGGATTCCATCTGGTGTAGTATAGAATCGTTTACCATTGATATTTTGAGATTGTAGATCTTCCAGTATAACTGGTGGATTGAATTTAAACATTATAATTGGATATATACTTTTTACGGATTGCTTCAAAGAATGTTACATCATCTTCTGTTAGATCTACCCCGTTAATATTTTCTCTATAATCAGAGACATAAGATAGTAATTCATTGAAGTCACCTTCATATTTAAAATGTTCAGTGATCTTCTTGGTATCATAAGCATCCATTATAATATGGTATCTATCTTCATTTGAATCATTTCTGATTTGGTGCCACAGATTAACCCATATCATATATGCTGAACCATCTGCTGGCATATGAAGATGTTCACCTTCACAAATATGAACACATTTCTCATTAGTCCATAAGGGAATATGAATTCTTGCCATGTATTCTGAAGTATCAGCATCCTTATGTACTAGACTCTTACAACTTGCTTTAAGGCATGATACTCTGACTCTACAAGGATAAAAACCAGATTCTTTGATTTGGTCTATGGTTTTCTTAATCTCCCCAACATAAGATTGAGTTGGTTTATCATGCTCAAGACCATGAGCAATACCAAAATATTTGTATGCTTTATAGATTAATTCGTTAGTAGGTAGAAAATTCTCTAGGGTGTCCCCTTGTTCTGTTTGAATTGCTTCCCAACCATCATGCCAATCACTATTACGACTTAGTAGACTCCAACCACCAAAACCATGATACTGTGGTGTTTCATAGTCTTTACCTTGAATGACTTGATCACCAAGAGTAAATACACTTTCCCTTACTTCTTGTTTAAGTTTTTCAATATCAAATTGAAAGTTTAACTTTTCATACCACATTATAATGCTCCGGTTTCTTTCAACATTTCATAGATTTCATCATAAGTTCTATTGAATGTTCCTAGTGTAATTGCTTTTCTAAATTTAAAATCACCTAAAGGTTCTACACTATGGACTTTACTGACATCCAGTAACCATATCTCATAAGGTTTAGCAATAAAACTATCTACCTCTTCCAAGTCTTCTTCTTTATATATACACCCATTAGTTTGGTTTTCTATCTTATAGGTATCTGGACTATCAGACTTGATATTATAAAATACAGTCTTGCAATTATCAGTTTCAATGTAAAAATTTATACTACAAATGATATCGCTATCTATGTGTGGTGGTATTCTAGCATTAATTGCCATAATTGTCAAGTGAAAATCACTCCAGTACCTCTTGGGTAAGATACTATAGATTTGGTCTTCCTCTGGACTCCATATCTTTTTATAATCAATACCTTTACCATTAATACCAGTAAATCTTTTTAACCCATCAGTGACAGCATATATTGGTGTCTCAAACATCTTATTGATTTTACGGAACATCATTTCCACTCTTTGATCTTAGACATTCTACCTGCCCAACTCTTTAATATCACAGTATTTGCTGAATTCTTTCCTACAACTTTTCTAATATCAGTTGTTAATGATATACGTAGATCATTGGATTTATTTTCATCAACACCATGTAGAACATATGAAGGGAAAAATATCAATCTACCTTCAACTGGTTTATATCTTCTCTCTCTAATAAAAGGAGACCCACTGAGAGAATTTCTATCCCAATCTATAGCACCACCAGTATCAAATGCTACTAAGTCACCACAACCTTCTTTTGCTTGTATATAATAGGTAGCTGCTATGGCTGATTCGGTGTGTCCATGAACTTCTAAACGTTCACCTGGTTCTCTGACATTAATCCATCCCATAAAATGCTCACACCCAACTAGGTTAAGCATTCTAATTTCTGGAATATTTTGTGTGATAGTCTTTGTAACTATATCAATGATTTCTTGTTTTATAATATCAAGATTTGGTCTGTTATAATCCCAAAGACTATTGTGGGGATCTTTATCTATTCCAGTAGAAATATTTTTACCAATGTCATAAATTTCATCTAATAGTTGTTTATTAAATTCATCATCAAATTTAGTCTGAACTTCCCATATAGGACTTTTCCAGAATAGATTTTGTGAATTTTCATACCAAGGATATCTATCTTTATCACTCATCATAACAAAATAACCAATTAAAGATTGGATTTCCAATTATTAAATGCGTCTAATAATTGTTTTGCGTTATCGTAATTAACATCATGTGGAATAATAGAATCATTTGGATTATTCTGTGATTTTATTTCTGCAACATGAAATGGATTAGCGTGTACATGATTGAAAATTGGGTGGTTTACATCATCCAATATTTTAATAAGAATGTCTGAATAATCCATAATCATATGAAAATACTTATGTTTGTCTTCAGATGATAGATTCAAAATCCTATTATAAACATCATTATCAAAATAATTCAATACGTGATGATGTTGGTAAATATGATCCAATGGATCAACATTTGGATATAAAACTTCGGTTGTTTCTACTACTTCATCCATTATACACTCCTAACAATCAATTTACTTTTTACTTTCTTGAATAAATTCTTGATACCAACATATGATGATGCAATGTAATAACTACCAAAGAACAAGGAACATAATGTCCAAGTACCAGCAACACCCATTTGTTGTTTCGGTGGTAACTTAGAAACCAAACGGCAAATAGGTCTACCAATACCCATGAGAATTCTACCAATCTCATTGTCAGTTTTAATAGCACCCATTAAATATGCCATGTGTTCTGACCAAGGAGTAGCAATCTTATAAGACCAATTGATACTTGCTTGTTTCTCTCTTAGTTTTCTTTGTTCTTTGTCCCTAATCCAAATCATAACCTCTGGTCCATCACCTTCCATCCAATCAACTACGGTTTGGGCCCAACGTACATATCCTTCATACATATTTGGATCTGTCTTTCTTAACAATTCACCAAAGTTCTGGTCTGCCTGGAATATATTACGTGGCATCAATCCAAGTTCATGCAATTTAGCACAAATGATCTTACTACAATTACAATTACAGTTATAACTAGAAATATTCGCATTACAGTTATAGGTACAAGCACAGTTGCAATTAGGTTGTAGTAATGGTGAACCATCACAATTGGCACAATTTATACATTGAGATGCAAAACATTGCTGACATTGAATATTCCCACAATTTCCAGAACAATTACAATTACCATTATTGCAATTTCCTTGTGCATTACTCTGAAAATATGTAAGACCATAGAATGCTGCTAAATTTGGTTGGCCAGGTCTATTATATTTTATCAAACTGTTAAGAAAATTCAAATCAGATGAATATGTAGCAGGACGACCTATTTCACCGTTTATAGTAGCAACAGATATAGTTCCAGATGATGGTAGAGTCATTTTTTAATCTTCGTGAGTTAGATAGTTAATATTTATAATCATTCTATATGTGATTTACCATATACATCAACACCATCAATGGTAGATACTTTTTCACTTACAACCTTGATTGGTATGACTTTTCTCTTTTTCTTTTCCTTATGTTCAAAGATGGTTCCCCATATATCCTGTCTTTCTAATGGAAGATTATCACTCTTGATTAGAGTAGGGATATATCCGTTAGTCATTTGCATGATACCTAATGCAAAATGAACCACATTATCAGAATAAGCATTAGCACAAGAGATATCCCAATACTTCTCCTGTAGGAACATACAGGCACCTTTACACACATGAAGAACAGGACACTCAGAGCACTCTTTACGATTGGACCAGTGTGTTACAGAATGTAATCTAACATTGTCATAATCATCCAGATTACCTCCACTATGTGATTCACCATTCATAGCAGTTTCAGCAGCACTTACATTCTGACAAGTAATAACATTACCTCTCAAGTCTACTGCTATACTATCTTCTGTATCCATACCACATTTTTGTCCTAGATACTTAGAACCTTTATGTGCAAGAACAGCATCAATGAAACCACCAATCTTTTGAATTTGTCCACTGAATCCCATAAACCCATCAGTCGAGATCATATCTGCTAATGCTGTCTGACGGAATTCAAAATGATCCTTCAATGATTGCAATGAATTAGTAGCACCATCTTCATCATAAGCATCTACAATACCACCTTCACCAATTTGCACATTCTCATCACCAGTTAATTCTACAAACCAATCATAAATTGCTTTACGACTCTTGTTCTTAGAATTCAACATAGCATTGAAACTAAATGGTTTCTTTAATCTGGTCATCATTCTATAGAAACCAAGAATACGTTCTTTCTTCTCTGGATCATCAAAAGGGTCTGGACCACGAACAGATTGACCTGGACCATCATGAGAAATAGAAACACCAAAGTCCATCATCATCAACCAATCAATAATCTCATCGGTTAGGATAGATCCATTGGTAATAATAGAGAAGTGTCTGTTTACATTTAATTCTTTGAATTTTTCACTCAATGCTTCTGCAAGTGGTTTCATAGTCTTCCAATAGACTAATGGTTCACCACCCCAGAATTCTACTTTTACATGTTCTCCAAATTCCAATACTTCTAGTTTCTCTAGAAAAGAATCAATATCTTTCTTATTAGTTTCTGGTGCTCTTTCAACAAATTTTTGTGAGCAATAATCACAGGAGTAATTACAACTCAGACCCATTTGAATTTTTAGAACATTGATTTTTCTAGATTTTTTGATAGGATTATCTTTATCAAAAGGAACTATAGGTTCCATATCATAACTTGGAAGGGGGTCATACTGAAAAACTGTACCATCTTCATTAGATAAAGTATTGGATTCGTTATCATAAAAGAATATTCTTTTATCTTCTGCACTTTTTTCAGCATGTATTTCAAATATCATTTTTTTATAATCCTAATTTCTCTTTTTGAATTAAATAATGTTTTACAAAACCAGATCTTACTACGTCATCAGTAGTAAATTTAATATGAGACACATCTTGCATTTTATCAAGAATATTCATTATCTCTAAGAATCCTGTCTTTTCTCTTTTAATACTTAGGTCATTCTGTGCATGGTCACCACAAAGAATAAAACGGCAGTTCTCACCAATACGAGTCAATAC